AACATTTTCTGTTCTCGCAAGCAACTCAAGAGTTGATGCAAAATCACCTTCAACATCGATGACCTTTGCCTTCATTCTTGCGGTGTCAACCCATGTATCAGATGCTGGTGTAAGTTCCATAGAACCCTTCCAGAAACTTATTAAGAAAGGCGTGACACTCTCAGTTCTTGTAGCAAATGATTGCTTTAACCACTCAACTTCTGCATAATCAAGAGTAATTACGTCACTTTGCTTTCTTACATTATTACCCTCAATTGCAGCAAAATTAAGATCTGCGGTTGTATCATTATTGACCACAGGTCCTTGGATAAGATCAACCGAGTTGGTATAGTGAGTTGGTCTAAATTCTTTTTTCTCAGCATCAATACTGTTCTTAATTTGAAGTCCTTCTTCTTGTGGTTTAAATGAAGTAAAGTTATCAACAAAGAAACCAGACTTAAATCTATTCAAACCATCAGCATCAGGAACGAATAAATTTGCTGTGTTAGTTTCAAGCATCGAGAGTGATGTATAATACTCAAGATTTTTAATTCTATCCTCAAGTTTGTAGATATCCTGCATACGATATCTCTTATGAGTATTAAACTTCAGTGAAGCTTGTACCGTATTGTAAAGATAAGGAGGTAAAGTAATAGAACAAATTTCAATTGCATCATCAACTACAAGAGGTGGTTCTGGTCTATCTGAGGGAATTCCATACTTGACTTGGAACGTACCATCTTTTGTCAAGAAAATTCTATCAATTCTTCCTTGATAGTAAGAGAAATCAATGAATAGTGATTCATCTGATGCTAAAATATTTTTAGCTGAATCTCCAGACCCAGTAAATACTCTTCCTAAGAATTCAAGAGGAGATCTATCTCCCTCAGAAACACTAGTGATTGAACTTACTCTTGGTCTAATATCAATAATGTCAGAATTTCCAGAACTTCCAACTATAGCAATTTCACTGGAGTAATCAAAATTATCATATGATCCAACCGTGGTGATATCACCATCGTCAGTGCTTTCATATGATGCGCTCTTATAGTATACTCTTAACTTTCTAGTAGGTTCTGATGAATCCGATTTTCTCTTAATTGACCCATAATCATAGAATGTTTGTTCTTGACCATTGTTAAAGATAAAGTTAGTAGATACATCAAAACTTGATGCATCTGCTGCATTTACAACTGCATTTACATTTGTTTCAGATGAAATAATAGTTTCACCCTCTCTAAACAAAATATCATTTTTGTAAAGAATAGCGATTTTTGAATCTGCAATAGAGGTTTTTTCAGAAATAATTGCAACAGCACCAGAATCTTGTCCTACAATAGATTCTCCAATAGTAAACTCTTCAATAGTGGCTGAAGCACTTGTGATTGATTGTAAAGTAAGTGTAGGTGAAGAAGGAGTGGATGTGTCAGCAGATTCAAAGATACCGTGAATCTCAATTACATCAGGAGCATTAAGTGAAATTGTTTCATCCTGAACTCTTGTTCCAAAAGGATAGTTTCCGTATGTAAGACCATCGTTCAATGTTGTGGTTCCAATACCAGAACCAACATTTTTGGATTTATCAACAATAATTGACTGAACTCTGTTTCTTACCTTTACTTTCGCTTTTGGTTTTCTCTTTCTAATAGTCGCAATCAGAGTAGATCCAGTATCGTTAGATCCAAGACCATTTATCTGAAGAGTACTTTTTCCTCCAGGTGAAGTAATAGTGAATTTATCCGCAGTTAATTCTTCAGTGGTTCCATCTTCTCTAATAAGAGAATATCTAGTAGGAGTAAATGGTAAAAATACTTCATTATCTTCAGCAGTAATTGTGCTGGATAATTTATTACTTGCAATATTTACACTAAATGTTTTTCTAACAGTTAGAATAGCATCAGTGAGATTTACACTATCAATGTTTTCTTTTGGAAGTTTAGTAAATAATGAATTATCAGTTGACGGATCAAGCGGTGTGGTTAATACTTTAAAATCAGATACACTGGTAATTGCAGTTGGCAATTTGCCGCCAACAATTCCAGTAACAGTGGTGACACCTACAAATTCGACATGAGAGGAACCGACGCTTACAATTCTTCCTGCGATAGGATCATTATCATCACCTACAACTGATGCAAGATCACTATATTGAATTAAACTGTTTGTTTTAATTGTTGTTCCTGGAAACAAAGGATTAGTGCTAGTTACTGTACTAATTCCACCTTGGTCTCTTGGAGTAATTCTTGCAACACCAACATTAAGAGCAACTGACTGAACGGTATCAGCACTAAATGTGTTAATTCCAGTTGTACCATCTGTGGTTCCAAAAACAGACTTTACATCACCGATACCATGAGAGGTGGCAGCAATAGCAATTCTACCATTTAGTATACCATCAAAGAAAAGTGGTTCATTATCAACAAACTCGCCCTGAGTTTCGTACAAGGTAACTGTTTTACTATTAGAAACTGCTGATCTAATAAACGCAGTTGCACCACTTCTTTGTCCCTTAACGAATGTGGGGACAGAGAGACTGGTCGCTTGATTTAATGTCAGTGTAGTAAATGATTGAACATCATATAGAGATAGACCCCACTGATTTAAATCAGCATTTGCAATATCGTATGCGCCAGATTCAATTCTAAAATCGTAAACTCTTGCTAAACCAATCTCATTACCAGGAACAGTTTCTGCACTTGTTCCTACTCGTTGATCTCTGAGACTCAGAACGTAGGTGCTACCAATACCAACAGAAGGTGTTCTATGAACATTATCAAGTTTTAGAGTTGGTCCAGTATTATAAATTACAGACTGATCTTCAATTGTCTTGGTGGTTCTTGGTTTATCGACATCAAGATAAGTTGCATCTAAAGTTTCAATGTCATATCCTCTTACAAATGCTCTACCAGCAGAGACTCTATACAATGCAAGATCGTCAGAAGGTGCAGAACCGCCATACGTAAATTGACCTGCATTATATACGCCACCATTTCCTCTATTATTATTCAGAGACTCCTTCATAGTAATATCAAAAGGAGTTACATAATAATCACCAGATTCAGCAAATGTCCTTCTCGCTAGAACGTCAGTAATATCATTATAACCAACACCACTACCAAGACCTGTTTTTTTAGTTTTTGTTCGTAAAACTCCGTTTACTACAACTCCTAATTCAACAAAAGATCCATCATCTAAATCGTCAAGAGACTTCTTAATAAGAGAGGTGCTAATTTTAAGTCTATCTGCACCGGGTGCAGCATAGTTATTAAATCCTTGAGAATTATCGTTGAGAGTTTCGTCTAAATCTGCAGTAATTATTTCTTCATTTACAAAAAGACCAATTCTATAACTTGGAGTTGTTCCATATTGATCAAGGATTAAAGTTTCTTTGTCAACATTTACAAAATTTCCTCTTATAAAGTAAACTCCATTTTGAATTTGAAATGAAGAACCAGTCTGTCCAGCATCATTTGATATGGTAGAACCAAATGGAGCTCCAGCACTAATTGTACTGTTTCCTAAAAGACCTGAGGAAATTACTTCGCTACAAGCAAGTTCTTCAGCATCACTAAACACTTCAGTTGAATTGTTTGCTGTGCTTGAGTTTAAATAGTTAATATAGAGAGTGAGATTTCCTCTTTCAGAGTCTTCAGGAAGAAGAACCGAATCAACATATGCCGTTACACCGGAAGTCAAACCCGTAATTTGAGTTCCTTCTAACTGTTCAGCATATGCAGAGACTGGAACTCCTTGAAATGTGTTTACTAATTGAACGCAGTTGTAAATTCTATTATACCCAGTATTTCCCGGTATAACTTTTTCACCTTCTTTAAAGAAGTGCTGACCAAATCTTTCGATTTGATTCTGCAGAATCGATTGGAGAGATGTTAATTCCCTAGCCTGGACAGCATATCCAGGTTTAAACAGCACCTTATGGTAATCATTAGATGGATCAAAGTCATCAAAATATGGTGCTACGTTGAGGTTCGTCTGCTGTGGCATAATTCTTTAGAACTGCAAAACAATTTTGATATCTTCTTTTTGGTTAGATGACCTTGTTATGGATGGTCTATTATCAACATAAACAATGTTTCCTGCATATTTTTTCACTTCTGCAGGTGCAATACCATCCGTAAAAGTAAGACCAAGATTATATGTCCTACTATTTATTGTGGTTTGGATACCACTAAAGTTTGAGTCAATTTGTAAATCAACACCTGTTGTTGGAGTGATTGTCAAACTACCACCTGTGGCAGGAGCAGAAGTAAACTCTGTTAAATTAAATCCATAAGTTGGTGTAGTTTGAGCAGTTCCAACTGTATTAAATCCAGCAACTGTTCTATCTTGCCAATACTTCAAAACACCCGTTGTTTGGTTATAACTAATTACTCTTCCTTGAGCAGTTGTCCCTGTAGATACAGTTTGAGTAAAATAAGAATCGGCAGAAAAAGCAGCAGAACTATATCCTGCTCCTGCCAATCTCAAAGCACCAACGGCACTTGCTTTATCAGCAGATAGTAAAGTGTTTGAAGTAGTTTTTGGATTTTCTACAAGACCAACTCTTGCAATTTGATTTCCAGTAATAAAATCAGGGTTTTCATTATCATTTTCAATTCTAGAATAAAGAAGAACATTAGTTGCTCCCAATTCTCTATAGA